TTAGCGTTGGGAGAGAATTTTTTCTCTCACCAACGCTAAATATTATACAACCAATTAAATCTAAAAAACAAGGCTGTCGATAAAATAAAATTTCGGCAGCCTTTAATATTTTGTGTGTATTTCTAATGACTATTTTTTTTGCAAAGATAAGTGAAATATGACTATATAAAACTTTTTATGAATATAAATTAAAGTAAACTTGTGTGATATAATAGGATAAGGATGATAAGCCAAGACCTATCCTTTATGTGTATAAGTGTGTGCAATTGTTGATAGGGTATGGCTAAAATCATATTCAAGGAAAAAGAGATAAATACAAGATATTACTAATAAATATATAGAAGGATGGAAGATGTTAGAAAAGGGAAAAAAATACGAGTGTAAAATAGTGGACATGGGCCAGACAGGTGTAGGAATAGGCAAGCATGAGGGATTTACAGTCTTTGTAGATGGTGCCCTACTAGGTGAAGTGGTCGATGTCAAAATAAAGAAATCAAAGAAAAAGTATGCAGAAGGGGTAGTATCAAAGATAAAGGTCAGGTCTCCATACAGGGTTGACAGGGTCTGTAATCCAAAGTATTCAAACTGTGGAGGATGTCAGATTCAGGAATTGGACTACGAGAAGCAGTTAGACCTCAAGACAAACATAGTCAAGGCAGACCTAAAGAGAATTGGTGGTCTAGATGATGTGCAGGTCTTTGATGCCATAGGAATGGACCAGCCATTTAGGTATAGGAACAAGGCTCAATTTCCGGTCCAGATGGAAGATGGCAGGGTCAAGATAGGCTTCTATAGGAAGAAGAGTCACGATATTATAGATATGGACAAGTGTGTAATCCAGGATGAGAAAAATGACCTGATAATAGACATAATTAGAAGGTATATTGAAGAAGAAAATATCAGTATATACGATGAAAAGACTCATAAGGGTATCCTAAGGCATATAGTGACCAAGGTAGGCTTTACAAGTGGTCAGGTCATGGTAGTCTTGGTAGCGACAGAAGATAGGTTCAAGAATTTAGATAGGCTGATAGAAGTCCTGGAAAGAGAAGTGGCAGGATTTACTAGCTTGGTTGTTAATATAAATAAGGACAAGACCAATGTAATCTTGGGTAGGAAAAATATCAATAAATACGGTAGGGGTAAAATCATTGATAATATAGGCGATTTAAAGTTTGAAATATCTCCACTGTCGTTTTTCCAGGTAAATCCTATCCAGACAGAGGTACTATACAGCAAGGCTCTAGAATATGCCGACCTAAAAGAAGGAGATAGGGTCTTTGATATCTATTGTGGAATTGGAACGATATCACTCTTCCTAGCTCAGAAGGCTGAATTTGTATACGGGGTAGAGATTGTAGAAGATGCAATCAAGGATGCCAGACTCAATGCAGACCTAAATGGAATGGACAACCTAGAATTTTTCGTGGGTAAGGCAGAGGAAGTTGTGCCTAAAATCTACAAGGAAGGCAAGAGGGCCAATGTGGTCGTAGTGGACCCACCAAGGAAGGGATGCGATGAAAGGGTGCTGGATACTATAGTCGATATGGAGCCTGATAGGGTGGTCTATGTTAGCTGTAATCCTAGTACACTGGCTAGGGACTTGAGGTATTTGGAAGATAGGGGCTATAGGTGTGAGAAAGTACAACCTGTAGATTTATTTCCACACAGCGTTCATGTGGAAAGTGTGACACTTTTGTCCAAGAGATAAAGCTATTTTCAATGACTATAAGGGCTTAGTTTATACACTTTGTCCACCATTTGTCCACGGTTATTTTATCCGTGGACAAGTTTTTATAATTTGACCACGTCTGCTAATATGTCTATACTTTGTGCTTGCATCTTAAGTGTATTATGCGTGTAGGCAAAGGTCTGTTCAATATTTGCGTGTCCTAATCTTTCTGCAACATCAACGGGGTTGGCTCCATTTTCCATTAGTATAGTAGCGTGTGTGTGTCTTAGACTGTGAAAGTTGAATTTAATCTTCAGATTATTTCTAATGACCTTAGAATAGTATTTTTCTGTATCTGAGTCACAATACACCCCATTTTCCCTAACACATACAAGGTTTAGTGGGGGGAGATCCAGCGGTATAACAGACTCAATTATCTTGTAAATATCATTTCCAGCATCATCTTTTTCAACTCTTTTATATAAGGTTGTGTAATACCTGCCATAAAATAACCTATTTTCTTGTTGTCTTATTTTTTCCTTTTTAAGCTCACTAATGGTCCAATCATCAAGCTTTACTATCCTGTCAGATTTATACGTTTTGGGCGTGCCTATAAACCACCCAAAGCCTTTTGTTTGACGTGTCATATCAGCATACCTTTTATACACTGATTTACTGATATGTAAAGTTTTATTTTTAAAATCGATATCGTCCCATGAGATGCCATAGACTTCTGACTTCCTTAATCCCGCCATATATCCTAGTATGGTTGGTATGTAGAATGGATGACCTGGTGGAAATTTATCCAGTATCCTTTTAAAGTCTTTTACGCTTATAACGTATCTTATAGAATCTCTTGGCTCAAATCGAGGTATTTTAACGGGTGACGCAGGGTTAAACTGAATCAGTTTTAGTGGTTCTATTGCATAATCAAGAGCGCTGGATAGTGTCGTAAATATCCCAACGGTATGTGATTTTGAGTAGCCCTTTATTTTAAAGTTATTAACAAACATTTGTACGGCTGTAGGTTTTAGTGCTGATAATTTATACTCACCTAATGCAGGCTTTATATGGTGTTCTATGTGACCTCTATAATTGAGTAAAGTGTTATACTTATAATTTAGCTTGCAGTATTCTTCAAACCATAGATCCATGTAATCTGATATTGACATATCTGATGCTGTAAATGTAAGCCCCGTATTGTTATATTCATTAAGGGCCTTAGTGCCAGCTTCTAGTGCTTCTTTCTTAGTCCTAAAACCGCCCTTAGACTTTTGTTTCCTTTTACCACCAACTGAAGCTATTTCAAATCGATATTCCCAGTTACTGCCACGCTTTCTAGTATTTACTTCTGCCATTGTAATTTCTCCTTTCCTGGTGTATAATTGTATTATAAAAGGACACACCTATAGTGTGCTTTTGTGTGTAAGAAGTAGTTGATCCGCCAAGATTCTGACTACTTCTTTTTTATATCTGTTGTACTAAAGGTCTAACAATTGTTTTTTCTTGCTATCAAACTCTTCCATAGTGACAAGACCTAAATCTAACAACTCTTTTAATTTCTTGATTTCCCCATACGGGTCATTTCCTATTTGTGTGTTTTGTGTGTTTTGTGTAGTATCAACAACCACATTAATTGTAGAATCATTCGTTCTAAGATGTCCTAGAATACAGTCACGCATTTTGGCTGCATAGACTCCTGACATCTCGCACTCAAATGACCCGCCAGAATATTGGATTTTAATACCACCTTTAAAGATTTTTCTAAGTCCTTCTGTTTCAACAGATGATATTTTCGAAAACTCAATAGATTTAACTTTTGCATTAAATAGTTTTTCATTTAGCAGTAGCACCCTTCTATCAGTACACGCCAGCAGCCATTTTTTCTTATCAATCTTACACCTATGTGCAAACTCAATGATCTCGTTACTATCTAACACATCTAAGATGTTCATTAATACACCGAAAGGTGTTGCGATAACCCCCATGCTTGATAATAAATTCCTTAAAGTTTTCTGGTCATACATCATGGTCTCCCTCTCTCTCTAATTGTGCTATTCAGTGATTGGTGTAAAACTATCTACTACCTTACCCACGATATTAAAATACGTACCATCACTAACTGGTACTGGTATATATTTTACTGGGTATCTATCATTAACAGACACCAATCTAAATCTATCACCATCATTGTATAATTTCTTAACGTAGCTCTCCCCTGCATAGTCAACTACGTATATGTTACCATTTATGTTATCATACCCTGATTTTACTAAGATTATGTCACCGTCATGGTATTCCGGTTCCATGCTATCCCCTTTTACTTTGGTGGCAAAGTCATAAGACTTAAAAGAAGTACGGTTTGTGTAGCATGTAGAAACCTCATTATCTCCATATAGATATCCGCTGCCAGCAGAAACTTTTTCCGTATACTCAAATATGGTGTATTCAGGGTTCGTAGAATCACTAAAGTTATCGGATAGTGTGTTGATTAATTTGTTAAACTGTTTTTGCTCAACTTTACGATTTTCTGAGTGTATATTTTCCATCATGGATTCCCAGGCATCAATAAATATGTCGTGTGATACATAGAGTACTTCCTCGTTTTGGTCATTAACCAAACTTACCATATCATCATTATATAAATCATTAAATCCAAGTTGAAAAGAATACCCCATTGACTCTATAAAATCTATCATATTTTTTGTTTTTTGCATCTTATCCTGCAAGTCAGCATTTAGTAAACCTTTGTAATCTAGATCAGATTCTAAGCTAAGTAAATAATTGTTTAAGTATGAGGGTTTATCAAATTCTGATATTAATTTCTCAGGGTCAATATTGAGACCACTACAAATCTTAAGATAGTTTTCTATACTTGTTTTTCTTATGTCTCTGCTAAGTATATCCCTAAGTGTAGAATAGGGAATTCCAATATATTCGGAAAAACTTTTTACCGTAAATTCACGAAATTTTATTAATTCTTTCAAATAATCTTCAATACTCATGTACACCACATCCTTTTTACCTTATTGTATACGAAAAACCGTATAAATGCAATAGGTTTTACTTAAAAAAATAAAATATGCGAAATTCCATGTTGACATAGTACGAAATTTCGTATAGACTAATGGTGAGGACGCAACACGGAAATTCGTGTTAAAAATATAGAAGTGTGAAAGGGCGTGATATTCATGTATTTTAACTTAAAACAGGAACTTAAAGCAAGCCAGATAACTCAAAATCAATTATCTGAGTTATTAGGTGTTAGGGGGGCAACCATAAGCGATAAGATTAATGGAAAATCTAAATTTACTGTAGATGAAGCGTTTAGGATTAAAAAAGCATTTTTCCCCAAGTATGATCTGGAATACCTCTTTACGTTTTCACAAACATACTAAATTAAAAGGTGAGGTGTTGTATTTGAAAGAATTACTAACAGTTGCAGAAGTGGCCATGCACTTAAAAGTGAATAAAAATACTGTATATGGATATAAAAAGGCAGGTCTTCTTAAGTTTATGAAGCTTGGCAAGTTGAAGTGTAGGGAACAGGACTTAGAAGATTTCAAGGAATGGTGCGTAGGAAAAGATGTGACAGATCCATTCAATGTAAAAATACTAGAAGAGAATTGAGGTGATTAATTTGAGGGGTATTGACAATTTTCTAGGTGCTATTTGGTATGCAGCCTTGATAGGGCTTGAGTATACCAAGATGGCTTGGTATAAGTGGCAAAATATATAAGTTTTAGGAGAGAGGTGGGTTAAAATGAGAATCGAGAGAGGTGTTGGAATCATAGCACATAAACAGGTTACATTGAAATCTAATATTAAGTTCGTTATTAAAGGAGAAGATTTAGTGGAATTAAATCAGGTGATAAAAGATGAAGATTTGACACTTGATGAAGTTGCAGATGGGTTTAGTCAAATATTTATTAATACTTTAGAAGATGAGCTATTCGGTGACTATGTTAATCTAACTATTGAAGTTGATACTAAAGTGATAGATGTAGGGGGTGGTGGAGATGAGTCAGGCGATGTATAGAATCTGTAAAAATAGCGAGGGCATTAGTATCGCTTGTCAGAAATATCGTGATGGGTCAGATTATATCAGTCGTTTAGGTGGATGTGTGGATAATGACATGTTGACATCTGCACTTGCTTTTGTTGAAGACTGTTCAGATGAGGATTTTACAGGTAAAGATTTATGGAATATTTTCTTTAAAGTCCTACGTGGAGACTATAATGTCTATGAGTACGAAGAATAAGTAGGGGGTGATTAAATTGAGAGATGAAGAGTTGAAAGATTATCAAGACTTCTTAAAGTCAGACGATTATCTTGGATGGCAATACGAAGAAAGCGACGACTAATAAAATCAGTCAATCGCTTTAAAAGAAATTAGTTAAGTTAATCATGTTAATTATAACACAGTAAAGGAGAGTAATACAATGATAAAAGTTGAAATTGATGTTAATGTAAGAGGTTTGGATTTTTTAAAAGGCTTTATCGGGGCTAGTGTGGGCCCTGGGATATCAGAGGATAATGGCCCTATATGGACTACTAATGAAGTGCCAAAAGAGGAGATACCTCAACCAACAGCACAGCCAATAGTACAGCCAATAGTACAGCCAACAGCACAGCCAGTACAACCAGTACAACCAGTACAACCAACAGCACAGCCTACTCAGACAGTTACTGCGCCAGTTAGTGAAGTGGCTTACACGTTTGACCAGTTGACTAAGGCAGCTATAGGACTAGTACAGTCAGGTAAGATTAAGTCTACAGACTTAACACCAGTGTTAGTTAATGGATTTGGTGTAAATCAGATGAGTGATTTGAAGCCTGAGCAGTACAACGACTTTGCTGCTAAGCTAAAAGAACTTGGTGGGGTGATCTAATGCCAGAAGAACATGCAAAATTAAGTGCTAGTGGGTCTAATAGATGGATAAACTGTCCTGGATCTATAGTGCTTGAAAGAAGTTTTGAAGAAAAAGAGTCAGAATACGCAGAAGAGGGTAGACTGGCCCACTCAGTGGCAGAGTTGAAATTAACTAAGTACTTTAAAAAAGGCATAGGCCCTAAGAAGTTTAAAAGTGCTATGGACGAATTTAAGAAGTCACCATACTGGAATAAATCAATGGATGATTATACAGATGACTATTTTGAATTCGTAAAAGAAAAGGCCTTATCTTATCCAGACAGGCCATTCGTAGACGTAGAACTTAGGGTGGACTATTCGAATATAGCACCTGAGGGGTTTGGAACTTGCGACTGCATTATGCTTCATGGTGAAGAGTTATCCATCATTGACCTAAAGTATGGTACCGGCGTGAAAGTGGATGCCAAGGATAACTCACAACTGATGTTATACGCTTTGGGGGCATACAACATGTTCTCAATAATTTATGGCATTAAGACAATTCACTTGTCTATAGTGCAGCCTAGGTTAGGTCACTTTGACACCCACACAATTGGAATAGATGAACTACTGGCCTTTGGAGAAAGGATAAAGCCGATAGCCCTAGAGGCATTTAATGACTCAGACAAACTGGCTGTAGGTGATCACTGTGGATTTTGTAAGGCTAAGTCAAAGTGTAGGACTAGAGCAGAAGCAATGTTTAAGCCTATAGAAGATCACATACTACCTATTATGAATGGTGAGCCAGGTAATCTACTAACTAGTGAGGAGATAGGAGAGTTACTAACAAAGATAGAGGGTGTGGCCGACTGGATAAAGAAGCTTGATGCAGAAGCCTTAGCAGAGGCCCTAGCAGGTAATACAGTAACAGGATATAAGCTAGTAGAGGGTAGGAGTAATAGGAAGATTACTGATGAAGCCTTGGCAGTGAGTAAGCTAGTATCCGCGGGATATGAAGAGCCACTACTGTACGAAAGAAAGTTACTATCTATGACTAACTTAGAAAAGCTAGTTGGTAAAAAGGACTTTGCGAGTATCTTAGATGGTGTGATAGAAAAGCCACCAGGTAAGCCAACACTTGTTAAGGCTAGTGATAAAAGAAAAGAATACGTCTTAAATGACGCTAAAAGTATGTTTAATAATTTAGATAAAGAAAAGGAGAATTAATTATGGCACAGCAGATAACAACAACAGAGGTAAGACTAAGCTACGTAAATGTATTTGTGGCAAGAGAGGACCAAAGCGGTAGATTAAAATACGGGGTAACTTGTCTGTTACCTAAGACAGATGTAAATGGATATAACATGTTAATGCAGGCTATCCAGGCAGAAGCACAGGCAGAGGCTAATGGAAAGTTAAAGGGCGTATCAATTCAGCACGTAAAACACCCAATCCATGATGGTGATGGGGTTACTCAAAATGGTACACCATTCGGAGACGAGTGCAAAGGCCACTGGGTATTTACTGCATCTTGTAGTGAGGATAGACCGCCTTCAGTGGTAGACCAGAGAGTACAGCCTATCCAGGATAGGTCACAAGTATATAGCGGGTGTTATGGCCACGTAGCCTTATCCATATATGTTTATGACAACCAGTCAAAGGGGATAGGTTTTGGCCTTAATGGTCTTCAGAAGACAAGAGATGGTGAGGCACTAGGATTTAGCTTTAATGCACAGGACGCATTTACGGCAGTAGCTATGCCGGCAGTAGATCCTATTACAGGACAGCCAGTATAATACATGAACTTAATAGAGGGGTTTTTACCCCTCTTTATTTTACCGATGTAGGGGGTTAAAAATATGGAATTTGAAGTTTTTATAAACGCATTAAATGAAATAATTGATAAAGCTAAAGAAAGAGATGTTGAAATAGACGAAGTTGATATCCTGGCAGACAACTACTATAACTGTATTCAGTTTTCATCAAAGGGGGTTATCGTGGCTGACTTAGACCTTACTGAAAGTGGACCATATAACTTCTATGGAGTTTTGAGGGATTAGCTATGAAGCACTTAAATATAGATATAGAAACCTATTCAGATGTAGATATCACCAGTAGCGGGGCTTATAAATATGTAGAAGACCCAGCATTTGAGGTCCTTATGTTTGCCTACTCAATAGATTTTGGAGAAGTTCAAATAATAGACCTGGCACAGGGTGAGGTCCTACCTGATGAAATAATTAAGGCTATGGCAGATGATGAAGTAATCAAACATGCATATAATGCTTCGTTTGAGTATAACGCACTTTTGGCAGCCGGATATGATGTAGGTACTAGGTGTGGTTGGCGTTGTTCAATGTTTCATGCTATGTATCTAGGCTATCCGGGGGGACTGGCCAAGACAGGCAATGCTATAGGGCTACCGCAGGATAAGAAGAAAGATTCAGCAGGTAAGGCACTTATTAATTACTTCTCTAAGCCTTGTAAGCCAACTAAGGTTAACGGTGGTAGACTTAGAAATCTACCCCACCACGATCTAGACAAGTGGGAGATGTTTAAGGACTACTGTAAGCAGGACGTTGTGGCAGAGATGGAGATATATAAGAGATTATCTATATTTCCAGTACCTGATATTGAACAGAGGCTGTGGGAGTTATCAGACTCAATGAATGCTTTAGGCGTTAAGGTGGATGTAGACCTGGTAGATGGCGCACTAGCCATTGATGATGAGTCATCTGATAGGCTTATTAAAAGGGCCAAGGAAGCAACTGGGCTAGATAATCCTAATTCAACTAAGCAGGTGCTTGAGTGGCTACAGGAAAGGGTAGACGGAGTTGAAAACACCAACAAGGAAACAGTAGCAAGTCTTCTATCAAGAGATGATATATCTAGTGAGGTCAGGGAGTTTTTGAAAATCAGACAGGAACTGGCCAAGGCCTCTATAAGCAAGTATAAGGCCATGGATGTATGCAAGGGCAGAGGTGATAGGGTAAGGGGACTGCTACAGGTGTATGGAGCCAACAGGACCGGTAGATGGGCAGGAAGATTAGTCCAGGTACAGAACTTACCTAGAAACTACTTAGACAACCTAGAGACCATTAGAGATGTTATTAAGACTAAGAATCTTGACTTACTACAGCTTGTATGTGGGAACGCTTCTGACACCCTATCACAGCTTATCAGGACGGCTTTTATACCAACTGAAGGTAATAAGTTTGTAGTGGCTGACTATTCAGCCATAGAGGCGAGAGTGGTAGCCTGGCTAGCTGGTGAAGAGTGGGTCAACAAGGTATTTGCTACCCACGGAAAGATATACGAAGCTACAGCAAGTCAAATGTTTGGCGTGCCTTTTGAACTAATTAAAAAGGGTAATCCAGAGTATGAGTTAAGGCAGCGTGGCAAGGTCGCAACACTTGCCCTGGGTTATCAGGGTGGCGTAGGTGCCCTAGTTGCTATGGGTGCCGATAAGATGGGCCTTAGTGAAGATGAAATGACTGAAATAGTTGATAAGTGGAGAGGGGCAAACCCTAACATAGTTAAGCTATGGCACGGTCTAAATCGGGCTTGTATAAAGGCCCTACAGACAGGAAAAGACCAAGAGATAAGAGGTCTTAGGATTAGGTATGAGTGTGAAGCTATATACGGCCAGTCATTTTTAACAATCCAGCTACCTAGTGGACGAAAGCTATTTTATCCAAAACCATACATCAAGGATAATCAATTTGACAAGCCAGCAATCCACTTTTTCTCACAGAAAAACACCAAGTGGTATCCTGAAAGCACCTATGGGGGTAAGCTAACAGAAAACTGTGTACAGGCTATTGCCAGGGACTGCTTGGCAGACCTATTGATTAAATTAGATAGTAGGTTTAAAAACCACCCAGTAGTAATGCACATTCATGATGAGGTTGTGTTAGATGCCGGCCAAGACCTTACACTTGACGAAGTATGCGAGATAATGGCAGAGCCGGTAGGATGGGCACCTGGGTTAGTGTTAAAAGGCGCTGGCTTTGAGTCAGAATTTTATATGAAGGATTAGGGGGTTAAACATGATAAGAAATGAAGTAGAAGAACAGATTAAGAATAAAGCGGTGGCACCATATATAGCGGGTGAAATGCCTGACATGATAAACAGTCCGGCACATTATAAGTTAGATGGCTTAGACATAGAGTCCAAGGATGTTCTAAAATCAGTCTTAGGCACTAAAGGTTATGTTCATTGGGCTTGTGGTAACGCTATGAAATACATCTTTAGGTGGGAAAAGAAAAACGGACTTGAAGACTTAAAGAAGGCCAGGAAGAACTTAGACTTTGCTATAGATACTTTAGAAAGCATTGGTGAGTGATATGGATCTAGATTATAATTTACAAATAATTACAGCGACTTACGCTGTAATTATTTGGAAGAAGCAATATGCGGCATAGACAAATACATAGATATCTCACCGACTGATGATTATAAAGCACAATTAATCGCAACAAAAAGATTGTATGGTGAATATTTAAAGAAATTAAAAGAGTGGCTTGATAGTCAGGAAAAATAGGAGGTATAAAAATGAACAATGATATTAGAAAATTAATAGATGACAACTGGGAAGATATAAAAGAGCTGATAGCCCAAAAAACAGAGGCAGAACAGAAGCCTAAGACGATATGGGACTTAAAAACAAAAGATGGAGAAGAATATTACCGTCTATATCACAATGGAGCTATAGTACTATGTGCTTTTAGCAGTAGCATGGATAGATTATTCAGGTATTTGGGCAACGCGTTCTTGACTAAAGAGGAAGCAGAATTCATGAAAGAAAGACGCAGTATAGAGGCTATTATGAGAAAATATAGCAAGCCTTTTAAATTTAATAAACATAATTACTGCTTAGTATATAACCGTTATAATGAGTCGGTCAATATCGAGAGTTATGGAGTTTTTAATTGTGGTGTGTCTTGTTTTGAAACAAAAGAAATCGCACAGCAAGTTATCGATAAAATTGGAGAAGATAGACTTAAAAAATACTGGTTTGGAGTTAAGGAGTAAATAAAATGAGTTATTTAGGTTACAGGAAGTTGCCCAAGAAGATATATTGCATTGTGATATTAATTATAGTCGCATGGATGATATTTATAACCGGATTTAGTGTAGGAAAGACAATCCAGAAAGAACAAGACAGGCTATATGTGGGCAAAGTGGTTGAAAAAGAACACGTTCCAGAAAAGATAGAAAACGGCGAGAGATTTGATGAATCTTACTATATAGTAGTTGAAGATAATCACGGAGACTATCTTAGGTATAGCGTATCAAAAGATGTTTACCAGCAAATTGATATAGGTGAGATGTATAGAAGAAAGTAGGTGGGTTGATGTCAGTACATAAATATCCCTGGATGGATGATGAAATAAGTCTCATAGCAGCTAATATTGAACATCCACCCAGAATCGTATATAAGAAATACGTTGAGAAATTTGGCAGCATAAGGTCATTTAATGCAGTAAAGTTGAAAAGACTAAAACTTATAGAAGAGCAGGACGAGGTGGATAAAGACTTAAAAGAAATTGGGCCGGCTAGAAATACACAAGCTAAGCCTAATAAGGTCATATCAAAATATGATATGGGTAGAATTCTCAAGGATGATTTAACAGAGAGGCGGAAGAGAAATGCCCAGCTAAAAGACTTCACTGAATTGGTGACTGGTAATAGCTATAGGGTGAAGTTAGCAGAGGGTCACAGCAGTGAACTTGATTTAACATTCGAGTATATGGATGACTACAACCTATATTTTAGGGCCAATAGTGGTTGCGTTGAGACTTTTCCAAGACATAGAAATTTAGTAGTAATATTTGATAAAAATTCAAATAAACTTGTGTGCAAGCCTTTAGCGTTTGCGCCTAATGATAAAGTCTAAAAAAAGGGGGGGGTAACCTTGTTTAAAAATGATAGAAAAATAACCTTGTCGGTGGGGTCAAATAGATATTCAAAAAACTGGCAAAGACAGACTATGAACTATTCTGACCTTGTTGACAAACTAAAGACCCCTACTAGATCACTTGAGAGTCTGGCCGATTACATGAAAATGAAAAAATCCCAGCAGGATGCACTAAAAGATGTTGGTGGTTTTGTCGGTGGTGTGCTAAAAGGTAACCAAAGACTTTCACATAATATCGAGTCCAGGGACCTAATTACCCTGGACTTTGATAATATCGCAAGTGGGATGACGGAAGATGTTATCAAAAGGGTTCAGATACTAGGGTGTAACTATGTTATATATTCAACTAGAAAGCATGCTAGTTATAAGCCCAGGCTTAGGATAATCATTCCTACAGATAGGACAATTACCGTAGATGAGTATGAGCCTATAGCAAGAAAAGTTGCTGCCATGATAGGGATAGAGATGGCAGACCCGACAACATTCCAGGCATCTAGACTAATGTATTGGCCGAGTTGTTCATCTGATAGCGAATACGTGTATAAGTATGAGGACAAGCCATTTTTAAACGCAGACGGTATTCTTAGTCAGTATGCAGACTGGAAGGATGTCACTTGTTGGCCGCAGGTTCCTGGGGTTGATATTAAACAAAGGCACTTAGTGGACAAGCAACAAGACCCTACTACTAAAAAAGGGCTTGTAGGGGCGTTTTGTAGGACCTATGATATATTTTCAGCCATGGATAAATTTATCCCAGGCGCCTATGAAGATACAGGAAAAGATGACAGATACACATATGCTGGTGGGTCAACATCAGGTGGTGCAGTTATATACCAAGATGGAATGTTCTTGTACTCCCACCACGCTACAGACCCTTGTAGTGGTCAGCTAGTTAATGCCTGGGACCTTATAAGGCTGCATAAGTTCTCACATCTTGACGAAGAAGCGACTGAAGGTACACCAGTATCCAAAATGCCGTCTTACGTGGCTATGAAAGAGCTTGTTAGGGTAGATAAGGCAGTTATGTCTAAGCTTGATGAAGAACGCCAGGAAGAGGCCCAGGATTATTTCAGTGACCTAGGTCAAAGTAGAGTAGGTCAAATTGTCGTAAGTCAAGATGTAACGGATAGTGTAGATCAAGTTAAAGAAATAGAAGATAGCAACTGGGTAGAGAAGCTAGAAAAAAATCCAAATACTGGAAAGAATGAAAAGTCAATAGCCAATATAGTACTAATCCTATCTAATGATAGGAATTACAAGGGTAGGATATGGTTAGATGACTTTGCGGGTAGGCTAATGGTTACTTGTCCACTACCCTGGGATAGTGGTGACGGATCGAGAGAGTGGAAAGATTCAGATGACGCCCAGCTGGCTTTAAGGTTAGAAAAGGAGTACCAGATAGCGGGCAAGGATAAGATAGAAACGGCTGTTAAGGTAGTAAGTGATAACAATAAAAGAAATGAAGTAAAAGAGCTTATAGAGTCATTTAAGTGGGATGGCGTATCGAGGATACCTACCCTGCTACACGATTATCTAGGGGCCGAACAGTCCATATATGCAGCGGATATCATGAAAAAGTCATTGGCTGCTGCCGTCGCTAGGGCGTTTAGTGATAGCGGGGTTAAGTATGACTATATGGTGATATTCACCGGTAAGCAGGGGATAGGTAAGTCTACCTTCTTGAGTAAGTTAGGTATGAACTGGTTTAGTGATAGCCTGTATAACTTTGAAGGTAAAGAGGCAGCGGAACTTATCCAAGGGACTCTGATTAATGAAGTGGGCGAGCTATCAGCCATGAATAAGTCAGAGACAGAAGCCATCAAGCAGTTTTTATCTAAAACGCATGATATCTACAGGGCTGCTTATGGAAGACATACATTTAAAAGACCTAGAAGATGTGTATTTTTTGGATCAACTAATGCCAGTGAGTTTCTAAAGGATGCCACGGGTAATAGGCGTTTTTGGCCGATAAAGGTTGGTGTAGAGCCTACTACTAAGAACATATTTAAGGACCTAGACGAGGAAATAGACCAGATATGGGCAGAAGCTTATATTTACTATATATTAGGTGAGCCTCTATATCTAGAGGGCGAGAGTGAAGCCATGTCGAAGAAGTTCCAGGAAGACTTTAGGGAGATTGACCCTTGGCAGACAGAGATAGAAGAGTTTCTTGCTATGAAGATACCCAGGGATTGGTACAGTCTTAATATTGGCCAGCAAAGGGCATACGTGCAAGGAAATCTAAAGACAGAAAGTCCATTAATCGATAGGGATAGGGTGTGCATTAAAGAGATATGGCAGGTGTGTTTTGGCACTGATATGAAATATTGCACTAAAAGAGAGTCCAATAGAATATCATCAATATTGACCGGATTATCGGGGTGGCGAAAGATAAATTCTACTGCTAGATACGGAAATTTCGGTACACAAAAAGGCTTTGAAAAAAGCAAAATAATAGTGCTAAAACAGATTAACTAATGGGCATTTTTTGTAAACCATCTTTTAATTTTGTAAACCATCTTTGGTTTACAAAAAATCTAAGTGTAAACCATCTAAACTATAAAAAATATAGATGTTTTACAAGTTGGTTTACACCGCAAAGTAGTAATTTCAATAGATTTATTAATTTGTAAACCATGTAAACCATAAATACATATATAATACAAAAAATATATAATTATAGAAAAAATATGAATCTATAATATCTATACGCGCTATATTTAATAACTCTATACGCGTACGTGATATTTTGGTTTACACGGTTTACATCTAATTTTAGGGAGATTCAGAGATGTTAGAAAGAGATGTTGAAAGACGATTAGTCAAAGATATTAAAAACCTAGGGGGGTTATGTTATAAATTCGTATCTCCAGGAAATGTGGGGGTACCAGATAGGATATTAGTGCTAGAGTCAGGAGTGATTATATTTGCCGAGATAAAAGCAGATAAGGGTAAGTTGACTATGGCGCAGAGAAGTCAGATAAGTAAAATTAGGGGACGACATCAGAGGGCGGTAGTTGTCTATGGAATCCCAGGAGTTGAAAAACTAGTTGACCTTATTAAGAGGTCTAGGTATGATTTAATACCGGATGAATTGAGGTGATCAAGTGAGTTTGAAACTACATCCATACCAAGCACATTGTGTGGATAAGATTTTGGAAAATGACAATATAGGCTTGTTCCTTGACATGGGATTAGGCAAGACCCTTATAACACTGACGAGTATAAATAAATTAAAGTATGATAGATTCTTAGTTAATAAGGTGCTAGTGATAGCACCTAAGAAGGTGGCGGAAGCTACCTGGCAAAATGAGATTGAAAAATGGCCAGAACTAAACCACCTAAAAGTGTCCACAGCGCTGGGAACAGAAAGGCAGAGAATAAAGGCCCTTAATACTACAGCAGATGTGTATATCATAAACCGGGAGAACGTGGTATGGCTAGTGGATTTATATCAGAATAATTGGCCGTTTGATATGGTGGTGTGTGATGAATTTTCCAGTTTTAAATCCTATCAGGCAAAGAGGTTTAAAGCACTAAAATCAGTTAAACCACACATCAAAAGACTTATAGGATTGACTGGAACACCAAGCCCTAATGGACTATTAGACTTGTGGAGCCAGGTGTATTTACTAGATAGTGGCCAAAGATTGGGTAAAAGCTTTTTTGGGTTTAGGGCCAATTATTTTAAGTCTGATTACATGGGCTATTCATATGAACCCGTGGAAAATACAGAAAAGCTAATCACAGATAAGATATCAGATATTTGTATTTCTATGAAGGCAGAAGATTACCTGGATCTACCACCAGTAACAGATAATATTATCCCAGTTAGATTAACACCTAAAGCAGAGAAGCAATACAAAACTATGGAGCGTGATATGATATTGGCCGTTCCTGATGCAGAAGATATAGACGCCACGAGTGCAGCAGCTTTATCTAATAAATTACTACAACTAGCCAACGGGGCAATTTATGATGAGGACCATAATTATCACGAAATCCATGGCTGTAAGATAGATGCATTTATGGAGCTTATAGAACAGCTAAATGGCAAGAGTGCGTTAGTGTTTTATAACTACCAACATGACCTTGTAAGGCTTCAGGATGTATTAGCCAAGACTAAGCTAAGGGTTAAGAAGCTAGAGGGCCCACAGGACCAACTAGACTGGAATAATGGTAAGATAGATATACTACTTACCCACCCAGCTAGTTCAGCTTATGGACTTAACCTACAGCAGGGTGGAAATCACGTAGTATGGTTTGGTCTTAACTGGAACTACGAACTATACACACAGGCAAATAAAAGACTACATAGGCAGGGCCAGACAGAAAAGGTTATAATACATCACCTGGTAACACAGGATACGAGAGATGAAGATGTTATGGAAGCCTTAAGACGTAAAGAAGACGTGCAGAACTATGTACTAGATAGCTTAAAGGCTAGAATTAAGAGGGTTAAGGGGGAGTGATCATGACACCAAAGAAATACTTAGAACAAATTCAGATATTAGAGACCAAGATAAATTTAAAAAAGGACCAGATACTAGAGGAGAGAGCAAGGGCCCAGTCGTGTACTGTAGTCATGTCAGAGAGGGTACAAACGTCACCTTGTGGAGATAGCCTACCCAACATAATTAATAGAATATGTGAGTTTGAAAAGGATATGGACAACCTAATTGATGAACTGATTGACCTAAAACGAGATATAATAGCTAAGCTAGACCAGATGACTAACCCAGACCATATCAGGATTTTAGATATGAAATATCTTAAGGGCAAGAATTTAGTTGAGGTAGCGTGCGAATTAAACTACAGCTACAGGCAGGTTAAGAGAAAACACGGATGGGCGTTAGAAGAATTCAAGCAATTTATGTAAAGATGTCCCCTAATGTCCCCGTATCATGTGATATTATGGTATCGTGGAAATATAAAGGACAGCCATTAAACACGTGTCACAATATTCAGGGCAAAAGCCTTTTATTTCCACCACTAAATTAGGAAGTTACCATAGACCTCCTTGACTTATATATTTTGAAAAGGACATCCGGTTGGGTGTCTTTTTTATTAACCGCTTGTTTGAAAAACATTAATGCGATATAATATTAGTGGTAATAATTAAACAGTTAGTTAAGGGGGGAATGAAAGTGTCATTGATATCAACTTATGTCCAGATTAAGGACGAGGACGAACCTAGGAAAACTTATAAAGTTTCAAGCATGCCTTTAGATTCAAATAGGGGTTTAATGTATAAACTGGAAGGCATAAATAGGGTTTTTCTGGAATCAGAATTGATTTTTATTGACTCAAGTAATCTGATAACAGACAAAGAGGACCTGTAATGGGTTCTTTTTTCATACAATAAATTGAAAGTGAGGTGAGCCTGATGGCAAAATTAACCGACAAACAACGTCGATTTGTAGAAGAATATTTAATCGATCTTAACGCCACTCAGGCGGCCATAAGAGCAGGATATTCAGTAAAAACTGCTAAAGAAATTGCAGCACAAAACTTAACAAAACTTAACATTTCAAACGAGATTGCTAAGGCAATGGCAGAAAGGTCAAGAAGAACAGGGGTATCAGCAGATAGAGTTATAGAGGAGTTAGCCAAGATAGGATTTGTTAATATATGTGATGTAGTTGATGTAACAACAGGTAGGGTGTATTTGGGTGCTAAAAAAGATGACCTGGCCAGCGTTCAGTCAATTAAAATCAAAGAAACTGAATTCGGTACAGAGCAGGAAGTTAAGCTATACGATAAGAAATCCGCACTAGAATTACTTGGAAAGCACTTAGGTATATTTACAGACAAGATAAATATTAATGCCAATGTAGACAGCCGAAAACTAGATGATGTCATCAGTCAGTTAGGTGGTGAGGGCTTAGATGAATGATCATGTAATGCCACTATCACCCAAGTATATAGATTTTTGTAATACTGTTAATGGTGTTGATGTTGATGTATTAGAGGGAACAACCGCTTCTGGCAAAACTACGATTGGTGCAGGTGTGAAATTTATGCGTATGGTGTCTAGATCAAGTAAGAAACTTCACATCATAGCTGCAAAGACCACTGGTATAGCAGAAAAGAACATACTAAATCCAGACTATGGTATTTTAGATATTCACCCCAGTGCAGAATATTATGGTAATGGCGATAAGTCTGACAAGATTCCACACATTAAGTTTGAGGGTAAGATTATATACATACTGGGCTATGATAATAGGGATAAGTGGAAAATGGCTCTAGGCGGTCAGTATGGGTGTGTATACATAGACGAGTGTAACACCGCGGATATAGACTTTATGCGAGAAATTGTATCCAGAAATGACTACATGTTACTGACCTTAAATCCTGATGACCCTAGTTTGCCTGTGTATGATGAATTCATAAATAGATCCAGACCATATAAGAAATATAAGGCAGATGTCCCACTTGAGATTATGGAAGATCTAGAAAAAGTAGAGCCGACACCTAAGTGGCGATATTGGTTTTTTACTTTCAATGATAACCTCAGTTTATCTCCTGAGGAGATAGAGAAGAAAAAAAGGTCAGTACCTAAAGGGACCAAACTGTATAAGAATAAGATACTAGGGTTAAGAGGTAGGGCAACAGGGTTGGTATTCCCCAACTTTGATAGGCAGGTTCATGTAAAATCGAAGAAGTGGCTTAGAGATAGACTTGATGAAAAGTACTGCAAGGAACATAAAATAAAGCAGTGGAAATTAATACATTTTACGGGCGCATTAGATACATCATATTCAAGTGAAAGCCCGGATACATTCGCCATGAGTTTTCAAGGAATTACTGATACTGGCGTGTTGATATATCTTGAAGAAGAGGTATACAATAACGCTAAGTTAACGCAGCCACTAGCACCTAGTGACGTAGCACCGTTATTTTATGAGTTCCTGGAAAGAAATAGGGTAAAGTGGGGATTTAGTCCCGACAACTTTATAGATTCAGCAGACCAGGCCACAATGACCGAAATTAACAAGTTTAGGCGTAGAAACCCAAAGGCATCTGTGTATAGATTTAATAATGCGTGGAAGAAGATGACCATAATAGATCGTATCCATCTGATGTTAGGTTGGCTAAATTATGATGATGGCCAAGAACCATATTATTATGTACTTGACCACAACACACACCACATTAGGGAGATGGAGACCTATAGCTGGAAAGAAGATAAATATGAGCCAGAAGACCGTAACGACCACACAATAAATAGTGGCCAGTATGGTTTTATTCCATATAAATTTAGTATAGGAGAGAGGTGATAAAGTGATAAATGTTATAAAAAATAATACTGATATACCAGTTAATTTGACAGAGTTAATCAGTTTTAATAATAACTGTATAAAAAACAGGATTTGGTATAGAGGAGATCCATCAGAGCTAGAAGAATTCTTTAAGTCAGCTATTAACTCAGATAGTGTAAGTAGGGCTAGATTTTGGGCGTCTGTCCCAGCTAGCGGTACTATAAGAAAATTCCACAGTGGAATATACGCAACTATTATTGACTCTATCACCGATTTAATATTAGGTGATTATGAGGGGTTACAGGTTGGAGATTTACAGGACGGAAAAAACCAGATATTGGATAGCTGGGAAGAAATAGCCAAAGACAATAACTTTGATAGTGAACTATTCAGAGACGCGATTACTGATACATTGATTGTTGGCGATGGCGTTTTTAAATTTTCCTACGATAAGGAAATTTCGGATTACCCTATTATAGAATTTGTATCGGGTGAGGATCTAGAAATATTAGTAAAAAGAGGTAGACCCGTTGAGTATAGATTCTATAGTCACTACAAAAAAGACAGCAGGAATTATAAGCTTGTTGAATCCTATAAAAAAGGGGCTATTGGGTATAAGTTGGTAGATGAGCACGGTAAGGAAGTGCCAATATCAACCGTTGAAGAAATAAAAGACTTAACAGATGTTACCTGGTCGGGTAACTTCTTTTTGTGTGTGCCTCTAAGATTTTATAAGTCCCCTAAAGATAGAAACAGGGGGATGGGAATACTGGACCGTAAAAGTGATAATATAGATGCATTAGACGAGGTAGTCTCACAATGGATAGAAGCAATAAGGGACGGTAAGGTGAAAACTTATATTCCTGAATCTCTTCTGCCTAAGGACCCTGAAACAGGTAGGGTGTTATCACCAAGTTCATTTGACAACAAGTTTATGAGAACAGACACGCCTATGAGAGAGGGTCAGTCAGATAAGATCGAACAGGTGCAGGCGATTATTAACTATGATGCCTTTGTCAGTACATATGCTAGCCTTTTAGACTTAGTGCTGCAAGGGATAGTATCACCATCAACACTTGGAATTGACTTAAAAAAGACAGACAATGCAGAGGCCCAGAGAGAAAAGGAAAAAACCACACTAAAGACTAGGGGTAAGATAGTTGATACTCTTATGGAAGTTATTCCACAGGTCGTTAATACCGCCCTAATCACACAACAAATTATAGAGAACAAAGGCGTAGGTGTTGTTGTGCCGGATAATGATGTGTCTTTGTTGTTTGGTGAATACGCAAGCCCTTCTTTTGAGGACAGAGTGGATACTACATCTAAGGCAGCTGCTGCTAATATCATGAGTATCGAAAGGCAAGTAGATGAGTTATGGGGTGATAGTTTAACCCCTGAAGAAAAAGAAGAAGAGGTTGAAAGGATAAAAAACTTAAGAGGGGTAAGCCTTGTTGAAGAAGATCCTGAAGATGTACACGATTTAGGTGGTGATCCAATTGAAACGGAGCCGGAAGAAGAATCTAAGGACGAATAGCCAACCCTGGGATGACATAACCTACATCTATCAGAAGATGGAACTGGAACTAGTCGCATCCATGAAGAGAAACTTAGTCAAACATGAGAAGGAAGAAATGAAACACGGCTTTAAGTGGGAGCAGTGGCAGGCTGCCAAACTTAGAGATATGGAAAGATTTAGGAAAGAGAATCAAGATATTATAAGTTCCTATGAGCCTGAAATTGAAAAAGTAATACAGACAGCACTGATAAATACCTACGATATGGGGGTTAAATTAGCTACTGACAGCCTCATAGAAACCGAGCAATTAAATCTTGATAATAATATTAGGATAGCTTTACCAAAACTAACAGAGCCTGTTATAGAGCCTCACAAATTAATACCAAGTGAGTCAGTAACTAAGGAAGAAGTTAAGCAAGCCCTAAAAGAGTTTGAAATGTCAGGCAGAGTAAAAGAAAATGTGTTTTTTAGAATCAATGATGACAAGCTAAAAGCCTTGATTAAGGAAACAAAGAAAGCTGTAGCAGATCCAACAAAGGCTATCTTGAGATACCAGGATGACCAATACAGACAGATTATAACTAGGGCCCAGGTAGGCTTATCTAATGGCAGTTTAACTCTTGAACAAGCTATAGACCAGGCCACAAGTGATTACCTAAGAGCTGGGATATCTAACATAGAGTATAAAAATGGTAATAGGGTAAATATAGCAGATTATGCCACTATGTGCCTAAGGACATCTAACCATAAGGCTTTTTTACACGGTCAGGGTGCTAAAAGAAAACAAATGGGCGTTACAACAGTTTTAGTGTCGCAACACCTAACCGCATGCCCTTTATGCGTACCTTGGCAAAACAGGGTCTTAATTGATGATATATTCAGTGGTGGAAGTAAGGAAGATGGACCATACCCACTACTAAGTGAAGCGGTTGACGAGGGGTTACTTCATGTTAATTGCCAGCATAATCTAAATACATTTTATCCTGGCATAAGCACAATACCCCCAACACTTGACCCTGACAAAGTAGACGAGGCGTATAAGGAAACTCAAAAACAAAGACGTATACAGAGGGATATTAGGCGTCAAAAAAGAGTAGTAGCAGGCACAGCAGATTCAACTAATTTCAACAATGAAAAAAGAAAGCTGGAAGCCTTAGAAAGGGAATCTATATAACGGATTTTAGCTAAAATTCGACGTATAAATATTTATATGATGGAAAAAGGCGAAAATTCGTCGTATAAAAGTTGAGAAAGGATAATTAATATGATAAGTAACGAGAGATTTATAAGTTTGTGCGTCCAGAAGGTAATGCTATATGAAAATGCAAGGGAAGACCAGGACGAGTTCTTAAATATTGATGATGTGTTTGTCGTATGGTCTTGCAAGACACTACAGAATAGCAAATGCTTAGTTAGTGCCAAGAACAAGGGAGCCTATTACTATGAGTTTACCATGAATGGTGATAAGGGAGAAATATACATGGATGTATATAAGAAAGTTGAAAATATCCCACTAGACCTAGATGGAAACAGAATAACAACAAGGGTAAGAGAAACAAAAATAACACCTAAAAATTGTATAGTTTCAACTGGTTGTTGCGGTTAATTTCGTTATTTGCGTTCCATTTTCTACCGGGACGAAAGAAACGCAAATTGCACAAGTATTGAAAATACTAGCTTTTTTCGTCTCACTATCTACCACGAATTGCGGTAAAAGATGTGCGAAGGAAATTTATTTCCGTCGCAAAGCTAAAATATCTATACCCTAGCACCTTAACAGGTAATTGATTGTGTGGAAAGCAATCCTTATGTTAGGGTTTCTTATAGACAATAAATTTAGCATGTAGACAGCTGACTTTTATTTAAAAGAGGCTCTATGTGTGGGTGCATGGTCTTAAAAGGGCTATGCACTATAAATTAAATAATCGACCTGGACAAGTCGTTAAAAGGTCTATTTTTAATGCAATAAAGTACTCAAGGTCAAGAGAATAAAAGGGCCAACTACATACTGGAACCAGCCAGAATAAAAAGACCAGCTATCAAATGTCAATACAAAATAAAAAATAAATTTTACACTGACATTATTGCATAGCAAATAAGCCTAATGAATAGGCTTGAAAAATTAATAATACTGACAACTAAATATTTGGAGTATACGGTTTTTGATCTCTCAAGACAGCAAATATAATATTGGTCAATTTCCTTGCAACAGCTCCTATAGCTGTGCCATGAGCTTTGCCTCGTGCTCTCAATCCTTGATAGTATATGGATAAGGCAGGGTCCTTAAAGGCTGCTACAGTGGCGGCAAGCCAAATAGAACGCCTTAAGTAAGGCGAACCTCGCTTGGAAAGTTTTGTATTTGTGGCTGAAAAATCGCCAGACTGTTTTACGCGTGTGTCTAAACCGGCATAGGCAACAAGTTGATTTGCTCTTTCAAACCTAGAAATATCACCTATCTCGGATACTATAGACGCACCTAAAACACTACCAATACCCGTTATTGTAGTAATAACTGGACATATATCCTCAAGCAAGCAACTAATCTCAATTTCAATTTCTTTAAGTTGTTCTTCTAGGAATGAAATTTGGCTAATTATTTGCTTGATTTGGAAAGAAAAAGATCTTTTCGCGAACTTAATTCCAAAAGTTTCCCTGGCACAGGATTGAATTTCTTCGGCTTTATTCATGCCAAGACGACCCTTGCTACACTTACAAAGTAAGTCGCCAAGCTCCTCAGCAGGAATCGACAGCATGTCTTCTGGTAAAGGATATTTTGACAACAGTTTCTTTGATGCAACACCATATATATTTGAAAAAAGACTTGAGTACTCAGGGAAAACTTGGTCAAGTATAGCTACAAGTTTTCTTTTCCAATCTGAGCATTCATCAACTAAGGCAAACCTATATCTAGTTAAATTTCTAAGGGCAAATGTATTCTCATCGGAAAAATTAGATATAGAGAACTCTCCAAAACGCATTATTTGAGCAATTATAAATGAATCAACTGAATCATTCTTAGTTTGTCTAACATACATTTTCCTAAAAGCATCAGACTGAATTGGATTTATAACATAACACGTAAATCCTAGATCAATGATGTATGAGAACAAACTTATCCAATAGTGACCAGTTGCTTCCATTCCAATAATGCAATTATTAGTTGTCACACCAAATTCAGCAATAAAATTATTGAACTTTTCTATCCCTTTTGTAGAATTGGGAAAGGAAATACTTTTGGATAAGCTCTTTCCAGAAGAATCAATTATTGAAGCTTCGTGGTTTTTCTTAGCAATATCAATACCTATGTAAAACATAAAATCACCTAGCTTTCATATATTTTAGATAGAGAAAGAACCCTCTAAAACTTTACGACAATGCAACCTCGTTAGATATACAGCAACTTGGTGCTATCCAGCTAATACGCATAAAGACGTAAAGAAGAGGCGTAAGCCTTTTTAAGGAAGATATGACTTCAAGGAGGTAGCTACGACCTCTATCTATACTAATATTATCCCACAAAGAAGAGGGGATAGAAAAGAAAAAAAGTAGTTTTAACTACAAGTATATTATACGAGGAGAGTAGATAATATGAAATGGTTAGAAGAAATATTGAAAGATGTTGAGGGTAAGGATGACATTATAAAAAATATCAAAAAGGGTATTGGTGAAAACTTTGTATCCAAGGCAGATTTCAATACAAAAAATGAGGCGGTTAAGACTCTGGAAAAACAAGTAAGTGAGAGAGACGAACAGTTAGAAACTCTTAAGAACTCTAAGGAAGATACGGAGACCCTAAAGGCTACGATTGAAACCTTACAGAAAGAGAATAAGACTAATGCAGAACAGTACCAGGCAGATTTAAAGGCTATGACTTTGGATACTGCTATAAAACTTGCCATAGCAGGTAAGGTTCATGATGAAAACTTAGTTACCGGGCTGTTTAACAAGGAGGCTTTAATCGTTGGTGAAGATGGTAATATCATAGGCCTGGATGAGCAGTTAAAGGGTCTACAAAAGGACAAGGGCTTTTTATTTAAAGAGGTTGAAAGCCCAGACGGCTCTAATGCTGATGGGATAGACTTCAAATTTGGGGCGGGCAAGAACGAACCTAAGCTGACTGAACAGGCCTTAAATGAGGCTTTTGGCCTACCGTCTGAGAAGTAGAGAGGAGAATTAAACAATGAGTTACAATTATGCAGAAAGATTTGAAAGACAGATTGAGAATAAATACAAGCACGGATTAACAAGTGCTGACATGGCGGCGAATAAAAAGTATAAGTTTATCGACGCACAGACAATTAAGATTCCAACAATAGCCCTATCAGGATATAAGGACCATAAGAGAAATGGTGACGTGAATAAGGGTACAATCACTAATGACTGGACACCTTATAAGCTGACTCATGACAGAGATATAGAGTTCTATGTTGATGAGATGGATGTAGACGAAACTAATCAGGTGCTAAGTGCTGGAAATATAACATCAGCTTTCATGGAAGACCAGGCTATTCCTGAAACAGATGCCTACAGATACTCTAAGCTATATGCAGACGCTAAGACGCATGGCGCTAAGATAGACAATACTGCACTTACAGTCAACAACATCTTAGAAGTGTTTGACAAGGCAATGGAGTATATGGATGAAGCAGGTGTACCATCTGAGGGTAGAAAGATGAAGGTAACACCAGCGGCATATAGAATGCTTAAAAATGCCGAAAAGATTCAGAGAACACTAGAGGTAACTGGCAGCACAGATATCAATAGAAATATTAGAAGCTTAGATGAAGTATCCATCCAAAAAGTGCCATCTGATAGATTCAAGACTGTTTATGATTTTGCTGATGGATTCAAGCCGGGAAGTTCAGCTAAACAGATGCATATGATGATTTATCACACATCAGCGATAATCGCACCAATTAAGGTTAAGGATGTTTATTTGTGGCCTAAGGGGTCTACACCTCGTGCTGCTTTTGGGTGGTTGTATCAGAATAGGTCATTCCAGGATCTATTTTTAATCAAGCAGAAAAAAGAAGGTATCTACATAGTATCTGAAGCAGAATAAGGGGGTAAATCATGTACGCAGTAAAAGGGAATAGAGAATATAAGATTGATGAAGTCGAAAAGGATACCTATATATCTAATGGGTATTCGATTTATTCTGATGAATTAGAGCTTGTGGAAGCTCCAGGAGACAGTGTATCAGAGGTAGAAAAGCTTAAAGCAGAAAATAAGAAGCTTAAGGCTGAAAATACCAAGCTAAAGAATAAGCTAAAAGGCACACAGGGTCAGTCAGAAGATAATCAAGAATCAGAGGGGCAGTAATTTTTATTGCCCCTTTATTTTAAGGTAGGTGATAAAGATGTATGCATCAATAGATGATTACGTTAGATTAGGGTATGAGGAATTAGATGATAAAACAGAAGTTTACCTGGAAAGGGCATCTAGACAGGTAAACGTAATATGTTTTGGACGTATCAATGGGTATGGATTTAGCAATCTTACAGACCACCAAAAGTCACTAATTAAAGAGGCTGTTTGTGCACACGCAAAATTCTTATATGACTATAAGGACTACTTATCCATCCCACTTAATAGTTTTTCGATATCAAAAACATCAATGAATTTTGGTGATATTGGGGTCAGCATTAGTGGTATTAGGACTTCAAAAGAAGTCGTGGAATACCTGAGAGGAACAGGCTTGACCTGTAGGGTGATAAGATGATAGATAAATTCCCAAAACCACCTAGTATTATGATGAATACTGATATTGAGATAATACAAGAAATAGATGGTGAGGATGGCGTCACAGAGGTTTTAGTGTATAAGGGTAAGTGTTACTATGAGGAAGCTATAAGACGCGTTCTAGACGAAAACAGACAGGTTATAGAACTATCAGGGCTTGCCATTGTATACACTAACTTAGTCTTTAACAAGGCTTTCATCAGAATTGATGGAAAGACCAGGACTATTTACAGAACATCTAGACCAAGAAATCCTGATGGCTCTGTTTATTCAACTGAAATGGAGTTGATTTAATGACTAAGGTAAAAGTAGAAATAACCCTAAATCAAGAGGTTATAGATAAGATTAAATCAGCAGCAACACCCACACTAGAAATGGCCATGGATGCCTTGGCTACTGAAATAGAGAGTAAACAGGTAGTGCCATTTAGAGATGGTATATTAAAAGACTCTGAACATCATGGAGTAGTAGACAACGAGGGATACATATCGTGGGATACCCCTTATGCTAGACGATTATACTACCACCCTGAATATAATTTTAGTAAGGATAAGCACATCAATGCTAGAGGATTATGGTGCGACTACTGGCAATATGGGGATGGTAGAAAATGGTTGGCTAATACAGTGGGAATCTTCTTGAAAATGAATTCAGGGGGTGTGATTAAGTGATAACAGCTTCTAATGTAAAAGATTATCTAAAAAGTAAGATAGACGGTGTGGACCGTTGGTATAGCGGTTCCCTAAGGAGCAATGATGTAAAAGGTATTTGTGTGTATTCTAAACCATCTATGGGCACCAATAAGGTATGTGTAGGTGGATTAGAAAATACAAGTACCTTTATACAAGGCTATTCGGTCTTGATACATTGGACGAAAAATACCATTGAGACAGAACTAAAATCAATGGAAGTTTATAATGCTTTATGGGGGCAGAACCCAGTTATAAACGGGCACCGAGTTATTAAAATCGATTTAAGAGACGCAAACCCAATAGGGTTAGGAGTTGATGACAACGGGATTTATGAATACGTAATCAACTTCGATATATTATATGAAAGGTAGGTAAAATATGCCTAAGAATAATGGACTAGCTGGAGTTTATCCAGTATACAAGATAAAATTTAAAGTCGGCATTAAAGGAACAAAGTCACAGGCTGCCGACATGAAGATAATAAAGGACCTTGAAACATTTTCGCTATCTATTGATGGTAACGTAGAAGAGTGGACACCAATGGATACGGACGGATGGGTAAGGCGCCTTATGACAGGTAAGGGCTTTACTATATCCCTAAACGGTAAGAGGCATGTAGGCGATGATGGTAACGACTATGTGGCTGATGTAGCATGGAAGGATGGACTTGACTGCTCTACAAAGGCAGAAATTGAGTTCCCTAACGGTTCTAAGTTAGCTTTTGACGCGATAATTGACGTTAAGAATGTAGAGGGTGCAGATTCAACTAATGTTGCACCGCTTGAATTTGACCTAATGAGTGATGGAAAGCCGCAGTTTACACCAGCACCACAGGCTTAATTAAATAGGTCTTAGTGGTTATAGTTTTATAGATTATTTTATGTGAGGGTCATGGTATATGTGGCCCTCTTTATTTTAAGATAGGAGATTTATATATGGCTAAACAGTTTTATGATATATCAAATAAATTATCTAGGCAGATGCCTGTAATTAAGTTTGAAGAGGGCAAGGAATTTAAGATAAACAGTTCTCTTAAGGGGGCTATTGCTATCCAGGGAATAGCCGAGAGTGGAAAAGAAGATTTAAACACCCTAAGGCAGATTGTGTCTATAGGCATAGGGGTTGAAGGTCTTGAATATGTAGAGTCGCAGGATTTCACTATTCCAGATTGGCAGACCATAGTGGAAACAATATCTAATGCAATGATGGGTCTTGATGATGAAGTGGGGGAGACTCCAGAAAAAAAGTTAGATGGTACGACCTTGTAGAAGATTGGGACCTGATAGAGGCTTCATTTGTGACACAGTATGGTATTAGGCTTAGAGAGACAGATATGCAGTGGGATGAGTTTTGTACACTACTTAGTGGAATTATGCCAAAGACCCCACTGGGTCAAGTCGTATCCATAAGGTCAGAAGAAGACAAGGAAACATTAAAGACTTTTAATGACCATCAAAGAAAAATAAGACAAGACTGGAGAAGTAAGCAAGCCAGATTAAGGACAGAAGAAGAAAACGAATTGATGATGAAGAAACTAGAACATATGTTTGAAAAAGCATTTGGGTAGATATAGGCAGCAATAGAAAGTGAGGTGATTGGTATGTCAGATAGTGTAGGCACAGTAAAACTTGGGGTCGAGTTAGACGCAGATATTTCTGAATCACTTAGCAAAGTGACCGACTCAATAGCTGGGAAGATAAAGTCCATGTTTGAAACTCCTGAAGGTGCTACTAAGATGGGTGAAGCCTTTGCCAAGAGTATGGAACAATCTACAGCTAAGATGGATAAAATCATGGAAAAAGTCGATACTGGCATGGAACAGACAGTGACTAAAGTTGATGTGGCGCTACAGAAGATGATTGGTGGCATTAGTAAGGCTGTTGATATCCTTATGGAAAAGCTAAAAGCACTAAACACTCAGCAGATAAACCCTGGGCAAGATGTCATACCTAATATCAGTGATAAGATAAGCATACCACAGCCGAGAGCACCACCGATTAAGACAAATATTAAGGCGGACATACAATATTATCAGGAACAGATAGCCCTGATTAAAGAAACAATCAACCTACAAGAATCCGCAGCAGATAGGCACATTAAGAAAATTAAAGAGTTAGAGGCTGAATATAAAAAGGCTGCAACATCAATGAAAAGTGTTGGTGGACAGATTAAAGAAGTATTTGACCCTAACACAGCTAGTGCCAAAAAATTAGCTGGTGAGATTGCCAAAGAGAATCAGGCAGTAGATAAGATAGGAATAAGTGTAGGTAACTTAAATTCTAAGCTGAGCCAGACAGAAAGACATATGAAGATGTTACAAGATAAGGCAAATAGTGCTACTTCAGGAGTAACTAAAGCTGTATCTAAAACAAATTCACGTCTAAAAAGTATCACTAACAGGACTTTTAGGGGCATGAGGTCAGCTATGATGTTGCCGTTTAAACCGACCATCAACGGCTTTAAAAGACTAGGTAGGGCGGCCCAAAACGCAGGAGAGAGAGGCAGCAAAAGTCTAGGAACATTAGATAAGTCATTTTGGAGAGTATTCAGGCGATTATTTATAATCGGCACAATATCTAAAATGCTAAGGGGACTTACAGGGTATATAGGTGATGCCTTAATGGCCAATGAAAGATATAGGGCTTCACTGGACACTGTAAAATTAAACCTTGCAGCTGCTTTCCAACCAATCATGGATATTATGATTCCTGCTTTGGTAAATTTGATGTCTTGGCTGGCTAAGGCAACTGGATATATGGCGGCTTTTATAGCCACAATGTTTGGGACAACTTATAAGGCTAGTGTTCAAGGGGCTAAGCAATTAAATACCCAGACGGCAGCCTACAAAGAAATGAGTAAGCAGTCACAAAAGACTGCCGATAAAGTGAAAAAATCAGCTAAGGAAATGATAGGATCCTTAGCAGGATTTGACGAGATCAATACAATTAATTTGAAATCAGATGTTGAAAATGTTAAATCAGGAGATGGTGACGTTCCTAGTTGGGTTAATGCTGCCACTACTGAAATTGGTGATACATCTGTATTTGATAAATTCAAGAAGATACTGGATGGTATATTTAAGCCATTTAAGGAGTCTTGGGCAAATGAGGGTCAAAATACTGTAAATGCCTTTAAATATGCCATGGGTGAAATATCTGAACTTGCAAAATCAGTAGGCAGGTCTTTGTATGAAGTATGGACCAATGGCACAGGAACCCAAATGTTAGATTCCATTCAGCGCTTATTACAGAATATATTACTACTAATAGGTGATATAGCTAAGTCGTTTAGGTTAGCATGGGATGACGAGGGCAGAGGTACACAAATTATCCAAAATATAGCTGATGGAATAATTAATACTATTCAGTTATTTGGAAGTATAACAAATAGTATACGAGAGGTTTGGGGAGTTGTTGGTGATGAAATAGCTGTCAACTGCCTTGATATCCTGGGTAATGTAACCCATCTGTTTTCACAAATACCAAAGACTTTTAAAGAGTCTTGGGAAAAGAACCAGATAGGCACAGAATTCCTACAGCATATAGGAGATGGATTCAATAACATACTCGGCCTAATAAATGATGTGACGGGTTCTTTAGATGGTCTATGGGCTAAGTTTGGCCCATCTATCACAGATACGGTCATGCAGTGCTTAAATGCCACTTCTGGGCTATTTGAGTCTATGACAATAGGCTTTAGAGGTGTTTGGGATAATGGTGGAAACCATCTATTTGAGTCGATAGGAAGACTTGCTACAAGGCTATTTGAGTTAGCCGGGCGTATATATTCTGATTTTATAGCACCAGTAGCAGGGAAGTTTTTAGAGATTCTCGGTCCAGCAATTGGTAAGGTGCTAGATATAATAGCTTCACTGTTAGATAAGTTTAGTGAACTTATTGAGTGGATCCTACAAGAAGGTAATCCAGCTTTTGATTTGTTGTGTGGTGCACTAGCAGGCGCAGGAGCAGCCCTGTTAACATATAAGGGTTATCTACTAGCAACGAGTATTGCACAAGCAGGCTTAGGAACGATTTTATCAACAAATTTAGCCCCAGCAATAGGGCTAGTTACAAAGGCATTCGCTTTTATCTGCTCACCTATAGGGGCTGTTACACTTGCCATTGGTGCTGCGGTAGCCATAGCAGTAGTACTGTGGAAGAATTGGGATAAGATAGGTCCTGAAATTAAAAAGATATGGGAAGGTATAAAAAAGGCCTGCGTCGACATATTTACTGGCATAGGCAAGTTCATATCCGATACATGGGATAGTATAGTTAAGGGAGTTACCGAGTTTGGCTCTAAGGTCCTAAAGGGCTTAGGTGACCTAGTAATGTCCATATTAAAGGGTGCGACTGAGTTTATGGCAAAGTTCATTACCTGGTATATCAACCTTTGGGGTGAGATAATCCGACTATGTGGTGAAGGTATATCTAAGGCACTAAAAGCCATAGTAGACTTCTTTGCCAAGTTCCTAACTGCTGGATGTGACCTAGTTAGACATATTGCCAGGGGTATAGGCAACACAATGAGTAGTGCAGTTACAGCCATGGCCAATGTTGGGAGAAGTATATTCAATGCTATTAAGAGTATTAACCTTTTCAGTATAGGTAAAAACCTAATCATAGGGTTATGGAATGGTATATCATCTGTAACTGACTGGATTTTAGATAAGCTAGGTGGATTCTGTGACAGGGTAGTTGACACTGTGTGTGACTGGTTTGGCATCCATTCGCCATCAAGAGTATTTAGGGACCAGATAGGTAAGATGATTCCTAAGGGTATGGCTATTGGTATTGAGGCTGAATCCAGTAAAGTTATGGACGCCATGAAAGACTTAATGAATATCCCGGAACTTTACCAACCTGAACTTTCGTTTATGGGAGATACAAAACCTCAACCACCACCAGATAAGGATGGCATTATTAAAGAGATAATAGACCTTATGGGTGGGGATAATGACGATAATCCGCAACCAAAGACCATTAATATAGTCTTAGAGTTAGATGGAGAGGTAATTGGCAAGAAGTCAGTTGAGTATATAGATGACGTGCAAAAACGTACAGGAAAGCCAGTATTTACATAGAGGGGGACTTTATATGCTAAATATTAACGGAATTGATATAACTAAATATATAAAGCCGTATAAGGTATCGCTACAAGACTTAGATTCGGACTCCTCTGTCAGAAATGTAAAGGGTGAAATGATGAGGGACAGAATTGCGGTTAAGCGAAAGATTGAACTTGAGTTTGGCCCTTTACAGAGTAATGATATAAAGGTAATCTTAGGGGCTACTGCGGGGGTATTCTTTAGTGTCACCTTCATAGACCCCCTAGAAGGTCAAATCACTAAGCAGATGTATTGTGGGGATAGAACTGCAGCTTTATATAGTAGTAATACAGAACTTTGGACTGGTCTTAAGTTTAATCTTATAGAAAGGTAGGTGATAGACATGGGGAGTAAGATTATCAAAGAAGCTTTTTCAATGCCAGCAAGGGAGCTTAGGGCAAAAGTGACAATCGGAGATAAAGTATTTACTGATGAACACTTAGAAAGCATAAGAGCCGTAACTGGATTGTCAGAGAGTAATGATTTTGAAGTAGGAACTGCCTTCATGGCATCAGCTACTATAAAACTAGTAGATAAATATGAAAATTTCAGAGAATCAAACTTTAAGGATAAACTGGCAAAGGTAGAGATTGGGGTTAAAACACCCCAGGACTTTGACTTTACGTCAATAGGGGAGTTTATCGTGGACTCAGTAGGTAGTAATATGAAAAGTTGGGAGTTAAAATGCTATGACAGAATGCATAAGTTTAATGTTAAGTATGATTGCAAATTAACTTTCCCAACATCCCTTAAAAATATAGTGCTGGATATATGTAATATTTGTGGCGTTGAACCATCAGACAACATCAAAAACTCTACACTACTTGATAGAATTATTAAATTTAAGCCTAACTTTTATGATATGACTGCGAGGGAAGTTTTAGCCCAGGTAGCAGAATTAGTTTGTGCGTGGGCTTATATAGATGTTGATTCCCAGAAATTGGATATAAGCAGCTATGCTGTAGATGATGAAATTAAGATAAATGATGACAACTTAATTTCATTTAAAGAATATAAAAATACAAGTAATTCTGACTGCAAAATTCTTCTGGATAGTGTCAAGATAATCCAAAATGGGGCTGATGACGCAGACTACAACCCCGATAGCTCTAGGAAATTTCATATCGTGGATAACATGTTTATCCAGGGTAATGGTGCAGACTACATTGATAATGCTAAGAAATCTTTTAGATTCAATGAACTATCAGCCCTTTCCATAAAATACAACGGAAACCCAGGACTGAGACCTGCTAGATGCGTTAAGGTAATTAGGGCAGGTAAGGAATATAACTTCCTTCCTTTAGTTCGTAAGCTTACTTATAATGGTGGGCTAGTTGAGGAATGCGAGTGCAAACAGATTAATTATGACCCGGCTAATCGAAGGAAAGAGATTGTCAGACACGTGGAGAAGATAAACGCCCTACTAAAAGTTATGGATAACAAAATCCAATCTAAGGTGGGGACAGAAGAATTTCAAACACTAGTTGAACAAACAAAAGAAGAGATAAAATTACTTGCTAAAAACATTAACTTAGAGGGCTATGTTAAGTTCGAGGACCTAAAAAAGCAAAATAAATCAACTGTTATCCACGGTGGTAACATCACTACCGGGGTAATCCAGTCAAAAGATGGCGGCTTTGGTATTGATTTGGATAATAAGACTTTTTTCTTAGGGCGTGACTTAGAACATTATGCCCTACTTTTTGATGGTGAAAATCTGAAATTTGGAGCTGGTGGGATTAAATCAGACCAGTTTTCAGAGGGACTAAAACAGGAGTTGAAAGGTCAGGATGGACAATCCCAGTACGTTCACACCAGGTACTCAGATAGTGGTGGAGATGTAGGGTCTATGCATGTAAATGCAGTGGATGACTCAGGTGAGCCATACAAGTATATAGGCTTTGCCATAACTAACTCTAGTGGTGCGCCAGCTTTAAAGTCTGCGTATAAGTGGACTAAATATGTTGGTGATGATGGTGCTAATGGAACACCGGGAAAGTCAGGAGCAGATGGAAAGACGCCATATTTTCATGTAGCTTGGGCTGATAGCTCAAATGGTGCCGTTGGATTTACAACTCAGGGTGGCACAGACAAGAAATATATGGGGACTTACACCGATTTCACCCTAGAAGATAGTCAGAATTACAGTGATTATACTTGGGTAAGGGTAAAAGGCCAGGATGGAGATTCTTTTAAGTTTAATTTAATATCAAATGGAGATTTTCATAATGATTTTGCCACAAACGAGCCTAGTAACGACCCTAACAAATTAAATGAATGGCAAGTCAAAAGTCAAAAAGA